AGGAGGTAAGGCATTATGGAAGAGACTACTGTTACCATTGCAACTCTGCTTGCTGATGTTGGCAAGGTGTTCACGCAGGCTATGACCTGGGTCGGCTCCGTAGCTGCTGAGATTGCTGGTGAGCCCGTCCTGCTCCTGTTCTGTGTCGGTGTTCCCCTTTGCGGTCTTGGTGTCGGTATGTTCGGCCGCCTCATCCACTCCCGCGGTTAATCTGAAAAAGAAAGGATGATTTACTCATGGAAGCATTGCTTACCAGCGTTGGTTCTGTATTTACATCCGCTATCGGCTGGGTCGGTACGGTGGCCTCCACCATTACCGGTCAGCCCGTCCTGCTTCTGTTCTGTGTCGGCGTTCCCCTGTGTGGTCTCGGTGTCGGCATGTTCGGCCGTCTGATCCACTCCCGCGGCTGACAAAAAAACAAAGCCCGGCCCCACGCCTTGGCGGGGCCGGGCTTTGTCCCTAATTGGAGGATAAAATGGTTGGATACGTGTTCATGATCCTGATCTGCATTTCCCCGGTCATCTTCAACTTTGCTACTCGGAAATACCTGAATCCCTATAAGCTCTACCTTGTTTTTGGCAAGAAGGGCTCCGGCAAATCCACCTACCTGGTTAAGCTGGCCAAGCAGTATCTGAAACGGAAGAAACACTGGAACGTTTACACCAATATGGATGAACTGTTTATCCCCGGTGTACGCCACTTTGATATAAAGCACCTGGGCGATTTCGTCCCCGAAGCGGATTCTCTCCTCCTCCTGGACGAAGTCGGCATGATCTGGGATAACCGTGACTATAAGACCTTCAAGCCCCAGGTCCGCGACTTCTTCAAGCTCCAGCGCCATTACCACGTTACCGTTTATATGGCCTCTCAGACCTTCGACGTAGATAAAAAGCTCCGAGACCTCTGTGACGGCATGTTCCTGCACAGTAACTTCCTCCGGATATTTACCCTCGGTCGCCGGATCACCCGCCAGGTAGTCATCACGGAATCCACCAGTGAAGCGGAATCCCGCATTTCCGAAGACCTTAAAATCCTCCCCTTCTGGAACTGGACCTTAACTTACATCCCCAAATACGCGAAATACTTCGATTCTCATTCCATTCCTGAAAAGCCCCATCTGAAATATACAACCGATTCCCTCACTCCTGCTCTGGAAGGTGATACCGATGATGAATGATTCCCCTCTGTTCCTGCTGTCCCTGCTCCTGCTCTCCGCTACCTACATTATGCTCATATCAAATGGTCGGAGGTGATTCCCGTGCTTGAGCTTGTCCTCTTCATGACCGCCATGCTCATACTCCCCCTAGTCCCCCTCATCCTCGGCGGCGCTCTCATTCTCTGCGCCTGTATGTCCTTCGCTGATCATCCTCATAAAAGCGCCCCGCCAGCCTAGGCTGACGGGGTATTTTCATTTTGTAACTTTCGATAGTTCGTCTTTGAATCGTTTTGCGGATGCTCGAATCTTGCGTAGAGCTTTTTCTTCGTCACTTGATATGTGGCCGTCGTCCGTCGTGGCCGCCATGGAGCATGCTTGTTCAAAAGTTGATACCATAGCAATCATATGTCTGCATTGGGCATCTATGTAGCTATTCATTTTGCACCTCCAAGATTTTTAATACTGCCCTCAGTATAAGGAAAATTCACCCTCCCGTCAACCCCTGCGTTCGCTTCTGTAACACAAATAGATCCGCTGCCCAGCTCATCGCTGCAGGTGTATTGTGTTACGCCAAAGCGCCGGAAGCTAATCGTAACACAAACCCTCCTGGCAGCCGGCTGATTCGGCGCCTGTTATTGTGTTACACTACACACCTCTCAATAAACTCCCTGGGCGTCAGCCACCCCAGCGACCTCCTCGGGTAGTCGTTCATCCAGTCCTCGCACTCCTGCACCTCCCGCCGGGATACCCTCCCGAAGTCCGTTCCCTTGGGAAACCATCGCCGAATCATCCGGTTGTGATTCTCGTTGGTCCCCTTCTCGTATGCCGCATAGCTATGACAGTAATATACAGGACAACCAGCTACGGCCCGCAGCTCCTCATATTCGAGGAACTCGGGCCCGTTGTCTGTCGTTATGCTCTTAATCTTCATTCCTGCCGGCAGCCTTCGCTTCATCCGCATAATGGCAGCGCGCACGGTAGCGGCCTTCCGGTCCGGTATCTTCTCCATGAGCTCATACCGGCCGGTCCGCTCCGTCACGGTCAGCAGTCCGCCCTTCTTCCCGGCCCGGCTTACTACCAGATCCGCCTCCGTGTGTCCTGGTTCTTCCCGACTGTTGATATATTCCGGTCTCCCCTCTATGCTGGGCAGCTTCGGATGCGCCAGCCGCTTTATCGGCTTGTAATCCCGGTTCTTTTTTCTGGACTTCTCCCAGAGGTCTTTGTTGCTGATATGCAGAAACACCCCGTTCCCTATGTACCCGTATAGCGTGCTCACGCAAATTGTTGTCTGGAACCCCTCCCGCCTGGCTAGCTCCAAAGCCACCGCTGGAGAGTAGCGCTTTTTCCGCTCTATCTTTCCGTTTTCTTGTACGCCCAGTATCTTTTCTTCCAAAAACTTCGCATATGCGTAGTCCTTCCCCAACTTAATGGGCCGCCCCTTGGCCGTCTGGTTGTACTTATGCACCTGTTGTCCCTTGTCTGCCGAGTAACGGACTTCGTCCCACCACTCGCAGGTATGGACATAGGCCCCGCGCCGGAGCTCGTTGTAAATCGTCTGGCGGCAGAAGCCCAGCTCCCGCGCAATCCAGCTCACGCCCTTCCCGGCCCGAAGGAATGCCTCCAGCTTGTACCGTTCCGCCTCCGTCATATAGTGCTGTTTTTTCGCCATAGCCCCGGCCTCCCTCGGTCGTTAAAGCATTTGACCTGAAACAGTCCCGCCCATAGCCGAAGCCATGGGCGGGTATATTGTAACACAACACCGGCTCGCAGCCAGCGGATCGGTAGATCTAATCTGTGTTACGCTATCACCTGTAACACAAAAGAGATCTTCTCCCAGGGCGCTGCTGAAGGTGTTCTGTGTTACGTCTCCTTCTCCGCCGCCTCCGCAATCTGCTTCGCCCGGCGTTCCACGATCTGAAAATACCGCTGTGCGTCCTTGATATCCCTCTCCAGCATTCTTAACTGCTCCGTTGCTCGTTGGAGGTCATAGAGTCGCTGCCGCTCCCGTTTGATTTCCTCTCGGACCTGCTCCAGCCGCTTCTCCTGCTTCGGCAGCTCCCATACGCATCGGGTAATGAGGTTCTCAAATTTCTCCGTGAAGGTCTGCCCCACCTGCCGGTCAATCAGGTCCGCCAGCTCATCTGAAAACCGGATGCTTCGAATGTTATTCTTGGCCATGCTTCTTTCCCTCCTTCTTAGGCGGTCTCTCCCGAACCGTCATACACCACGGCCGAAGCCGACACTTCCGGCACTTCGGCCCATAGTCCTTACACGGATGTTCCGTCTCCAGGTGATTCAGGCCCATTTCACTCCCCCCTTATCACTTCATCCAGGCTGATATCATCCAGGTCTACGTCATAGATCAGTTGGATCCATCGGCGGATTGCAAACCCGGCATATTTCCCGTGTCCCTCGTAGGTTAGGACTAGGTCCAGGATCTCGTTGGGTGATGCCAGGGCAATTTCCTCCGGGGTGAGCTCCAGCTCTTGCTCCAGGTAGCGCCGGAATTCTTGGTCCAGGTGCTTCATCTCAATTCTCCTCCTCAATTTTGATTTTTGCAGTAAAGGCCCCTTTGGTCGCCAGGTTTACCTCCCGGATAAGTTCAAGCAGCTCTGCCAGGGTGTGCTCGTTTGCGGGGTAGCGGTCGGTCGCTCCATCGTTCCAGGCGATGACATAGTACAGCATAAGACGCTCCTCTCTGCCGGTCCTCTGCCCGGCTCCCCAAAATAAAGAAGTGGTGTAACACAGCTCGCTCGCGAGCTGTGTGTCCCCACCGCTCCATGAGATTCTAATGGTGGTCAAGGGTTTAAGGGTGGAGAAAATAAGAGGGACCAGTCCGCAGACTGGTCCCTCTTATTTTACTACCCGGCCCTTGACGACCATTCGATTCTCATGGAACGTCCCGCAGGGACA